CTGCCGGGCAAACCAGACGGAATAGATGGCAGTAAAGTTTATGATTTGTATCAGGCAGGCAGGCTGAAGGAAATAGCTGATTATTGCCAGCAAGATGTAGAACTGACCAGGCAGATATATGAATTGATTACCGGTTAAGGAGAAAAGCCATGAGACAAGACAAAAAACAGGCATTGGAAGAAAGGAAACAGCAGTTACGAGAGAAGCTTTTAAGGGAACTTCCACCAGTAATAAGCCGCCACAAAGTAGAAGAAATAACCGGCGGTGTTGTGACTGTTGGCGCAATGAGAAAGTTTGACTGCACAGGCGAAGGACCAGCCGAAAGAATTAAGGCTGGAAGACGAGTTGGCTATGATCGGGAAGTCTTTGTTGAATGGTTTATTAATCGCTGTCAGTTTTTGTTAGCAAAACCAGAACTTTAATGGAGGCAAAACCATGACCAGAGAGAAAACATACCAGGTTCAATTGATACCGGCTGATTTAAGGGCGTTAGAGGAACTTGATACAGCGATGTTTAACATAAGGACTATTGCTGACTTGCTTCAGGATACAGATGAAAATTTTTGTCTGGGGCGTTTGCTTGGAGATATTGCAGAGGGAGGATCAGAAGGTCTTAAGGTAATAGGTGAAATTAAAAAAATGGTAGAGGAGGAACGCAATGCACAAGGTTAATGATGTCATAAACAAGATAGCCCAGGTAAACGATCAATTGACCATGTTGAGGCAGGCAATAAGCGGAATGGAGAAGTTAGAGCTAGACCAGTATGGACTGCATGGAGTTTATTTGATGGTCAATAACCTTAGCCTGGAGTTAGATGAGGCTGTTGATTTATTGCAGGAAATAAAGGCCGGGAAGTCTGAGTAATTGCCACACCACACAGACTACCAATCCAACTAGGCCCGGAAGTCCCCGGCCATACCTTCCGGGCCTGCAAACTATAAAGGAGTTCTGAAAAATGAGCAATAAGCCTAAAGCCTGGATGGGGATTGACCCTGGAATAAAAGGGGCTGCTGCACTTATCCATGATGACGGCCAGGAGGTTTTTGACTGGCCAGGTGATCCGAGCCTTGCAGCGGATAAAATAAGGGAATGGATCCTCGAATATGACGTTCGCCTTGCTGCCCTGGAAAGCGTTTCTGCCATGCCGAAACAAGGAGTATCATCTACCTTCAAATTTGGGCAAAACCTGGGACAATGGCAGGGCGTTCTGTCAGTGCTGCCTATCCCCTACCTTATGCCCAAGCCAAGGGAATGGCAAAAGGGACTGGTCAGGCCCTCGGACGGTAAAGACCCAAAAGAGCGCTCTTTGACAGTGGCCCGGAGGTTGTTTCCAGATGCCGAACTTTCCAGGAAAAAGGATCACAACAGAGCCGATGCTCTTCTTCTGGCCTGGTGGGCCAGGAAGCAGGAGCAAAACAAGCAATAACCATCCATGTATCAGGTACATGATCCCATGTAATCACTAACCGGCCAGGCAGGAGACAGAGACATGAATCTACAGCTCCTAACAGACAAAATTCTTTTATCTTTTCAGTATAACCCTTCTATAGTCAAAAAACTCAAATCATTGCCTCCACAATGCCGAAGATGGAGGCCAGAACTAAAAGCGTGGGAAATACTTTATCCAGACCTATCCCATAGAGATATATTCCTGAACAAGTTTGCGGCCATAGTTGGCCCCAGATTGTTTAAGCAGGTGAAAACAGAAGTAGATAAGAGACTTGAGACAGCAATATCCAGTCTGCAAGCCTCCACAGCCACAAATGCAGACATTCATGTCCCTGGCCTGGCCGGGGACTTAAGGCCATTCCAGAAGGCAGGGGTGGCCTTTGCCAAAGATAGAGCCAGCGTTTTGATAGCAGATGAAATGGGCCTGGGTAAAACCATTCAGGCCATAGCTATCCTGGCGATAAAACAGGCCCTCCCTGCTATTGTGATCTGTCCAGCCAGCTTAAAGCTCAATTGGGCCAAGGAAGTGGCTACATGGCTGCCAGGTAAGCTGATTAAGGTCTATGGTCTTAAAGGCAAGTTAAAGGCCGAATATGGCCCGGACAGTGCTGACATTCATGTCATCAACTATGACATTGTAACCAAACATCTGGACTTGCTTCTTGCTTTGGATGCTCAAGCCCTGGTGCTGGATGAAAGTCATTATTGTAAAAATCCCAAAGCCCAGAGAACCAAAGCAATCAAGAAATTGGCCAGGAAGATAAAATATAAAATTTTGCTGTCTGGAACCCCTGTATTGAATAAGCCTGTTGAGTTGTGGCCTCAATTAGAGATCATGGGCCAGGCCGAAAGGTTTGGCAATTATTGGAGGTTCGGTAAGAGATATTGTGGAGGTAAACAAACTCCATGGGGATGGGATTTTTCAGGAGCATCTAACCTTGGTGAGCTAAATCAAATCCTGCGCTCAACCTGCATGATCAGGAGACTGAAATCACAGGTGCTTAAGGAACTGCCAGCCAAGCAGCGGACAGATGTCTATGTGGAGTTAAGCAACCGAACTGATTATAATCGAGCAGAAAGGGATTTTTTTGATTGGTTGGTGGACAAATACGCCTCAGAGCTTGAAGGCCTGCCCACAGCAGAAAGGGAACGTATGGCCTTCGAGCGGGCGCTATCCGTTGCAGTGCATGAAAGCCTGATTAAAGCTGGTGAGTGCAGACGGCTGGCAGGCATGGGCAAAATCAAGGCTGTTGTGGAGTGGATCAGGGACTTCCTGGATAGCTCAGACAGTGAAAAACTGGTTGTGTTCGCTTCACACAAGATTGTTCAGCAATCCCTACTCAAAGAGTTTCCTGGTAGCGTGCATATCTTTGGTGATGATGGCCCGGAAGATAGACAGCAGGCAGTTGATGAATTTCAGAGCAGCCCAGAGAAAAGAATTATCATCTGCTCAATCCAGGCAGCGAACATGGGCGTAACCCTGACTGCTGCATCAACAATGGTCTTTGCAGAACTGGACTGGACGCCTAGCGTAATGAGTCAGGCAGAAGACCGGATTCACCGCATTGGCCAGGAGAATCACGTTCAGATTTACCGGTTTATCGGTAAGGGAACGATAGACGAACACATCCTGGAAACTCTGGAGAAGAAGCAGGACATAGTTGATGAAGCCATAGGATAGGCAAAAAATGGGCAGAAATGGGCCTAGAGGGCTACAAACTGCCCTTACCTATGGTTTAGACATACGGGAGTAATTTGAGCGTAAAACAGGCCAAAAACCACATTATCAGGCGTTAGTTTAACATACAAATCTAAATTACTAAAACAATAATCGTAACACGATTTGCACCCATCGAATTGTTCCGGCCAGAGAGAAGCTATTAGGACAAGCCGTTGAAATCATTAAATCCTTTGCGTGAAACATTTCTAACTCTTCTAATTAGCTGTAATCTTTTAATATTTTTCAGGATGTTTCACGGACGGGGCGCGGGCTGCTGGCGACCCCTGCGCTTTTGTAACACCAGAAGGACCCATAATCACACCAAATAACACTCAACTTAAAATATAAATCAATATAAATAGCACTTAGTAACACTAATAATCTGGAGAAAAGCCATGAATGAAGTCTGGTTGTCCAAAAAAGAAATAGAACAAAAGTATGGGATAACTGATTCAATACTCAACAAAATCCGTGCCAAATCTGGTATTAAAGCCAAAGGCAAAGGTACAGGCGCAAGATGGCCATTGTTACAAATTTGTAAGTGGCTTGTGGATAATCCTCCACGGGTAAAACATGACAAGGCAGAGGCCATGCGCAAGCGTGCCCTGGAAGTGCTGAATGAGTATGGCGCAACCAGTGGCAAGCAAAAGCAAGCCAGAGTTGGCAGAGCAGAGCTAACCACCGATGTAAATGATGAGCCTGGCCTTGAAGCTGCTCTGGATAGACTAAGGGATGCGGAAAGGTCAACTTATCTGATGTGGAGAGAAGCCATTGCCAATGGAGATGATGGAGGTCCTGAGTTCAGGAAGTGGCAGCAAGCATTGGATTTGCTCAGAAAAGCAGAAGACAACCTGATAGCCGTGCTGACCAAAAGGAGAGAGCTTTTACCGGCAGCAGAGGTAAAAACATGGATGTCCAGACAAATAGAGGCAGCAAAGGCGCATCTGCTTGATTTACCTGACAAGTTAGCGCCCCAGCTTGAAGGCCTACCCTGGCCACAGATTCAAAAGATACTACAAGGAGAAATAAGCGATGCACTCAATAAATTGTCAGCAGATATTAAGTGATTGGTGGCGTGAGGCGTGGAGGCCTCCGGCCATGTTAAATCCCTGGCAATGGGCAGATGAACATCTGGAATTATCAGCCAGGTTTACGGCCTATCCGGGCAGATTCAGATCAATCCTCACTCCGTATATCAGGGATGTACTGGAAGCCTTTCAAGACCCAGAAATCAGGGTAATAACTCTTTGCTGGTCTGCCCAGAGTGCAAAGACCACTACTTTGATGGTCATGGTGGGTTACATCATAGACCAGGCACCAGGGCCAGCATTGACAGTGCAGCCGTCTATGGATGGAGTGCGGTCATTCAGCAAAAACCGCCTTATCCCTTTGATTGAGGACTGTCCCAGGTTAGAGCGCCACAAAACAGGTAAAAGGTTTGATTTTAATAGTACAGAGATGATCTTGGACAGGCTGACAATCTACTTGCAAGGCGCAGGATCACCAAGCCAACTTGCCAGCAGGCCGATAAAATATCTGTTTGCAGACGAGGTGGACAAATGGCCGGAATCAACCAGCAAAGAAGCCGATGCCCTGAGCCTGGCCATAGAGAGAACAAAATCCTATCGCAACAAAAAGATTGTCCTGGCCTCTACGCCTACTGTTGAGACCGGCGCGATCTGGCAGGCTTTTTTAGCTGGTAATCAATGTCAGTATCATGTCCCCTGCCCTATATGTGGGGCGCTTTTTGTCCTGGAATGGAAACAGATTAAATGGCCGGAAGCAACTGACTATGAGATAATCAAGCAAAATACATGGCTTGAGTGCCCTCATTGCAAATCCAGGATAGAAGAGAAACACAAGCCAAAGATGCTTGAGGCTGGCCAGTGGATGGCCTCTAATCCCACTGCTCCAAGAGACCATAAGAGTTACCATTTGAGTGAATTATATAGTCCCTGGTCAAGATGGGGTGATCTGGCAATCAAGTTTTTGCGTGCCCAGGCAGAAGCCAAGACAGGCAATAAAGGGGCCTTACATAACTTCATCAATTCCAGCCTTGCCGAGCCATGGGAAGATCAGACAGAGGGCGTGAAACAGCCTGATGAGATTATCAGCTTATGTGATGATCGCGAGCCAGGCCAGGTCCCGGATGCTAAAATCCTGGCCTTAACTGCCGGTATAGATACGCAAGATAATGGTTTTTGGTTTGTGATCTGGGCATGGGGGCCGGAGCTTACCGGCTATTTAATCAGGGAAGGCTTTGCAGCAGATTTTGAGATTTTAAAGGCCATAGTGCTTGGCAGCAGATACACAGATCCTACAGGCGAGAGCTACATCATCAACATGGCCATGATTGACAGCCAGGGACACAGGACAGCGGAAGTTTATGATTTTTGCCGGGCCAATCCGAAGATAAGACCAATTAAGGGTGAGCGTCAGTTGTATGGGCAGCCTTATAAAGTGACCATGATTGATAAAATTACCCGACCAGATGGCAAAACCTATCCTATCCCTGGTGGGCTGCAATTATACCGGCTAAACACGACTTTTTATAAAGACATGCTAGCCAGCAAACTTAGTCTTAGCCCTGACCAGGCAGGAGCTATTCACCTTCATAAAAATATCAGCGGGGATTTTGTGTCTCACGTGACTGCCGAGTACAAAGACGAGAAAGGCTTTTGGATACAGCCCAAACACAAGAGATGCGATCTATGGGATGCCTCGGTCTATGCCCTGGCAGCAGCAGACATCCTGGGCGTTAAAAATTGGATAGAGCCGGGAACACAGAAGCAACCCAGGAAAAAGAAAACTCCAGGAATAAACCCCTATACCGGAGGGGTTCAACTCTTTGGACGCAATGTTAATCCCTGGAAGGATCAACCAAGGTCAAGGCCAAGTTGGTTTTTGAATAGATAAACTGCAAGTTTAATATAATAAAAGATATTGTAACGCTATATTTTATTAAATAAATTATATAACAACCAAATTATTTCTTGATCTTTATTTAATTTTATTGTTAAATTATAGCAACCTTTTAAAGGAGGATATGCTATGCATATAGATTTAAAGGTTAAAGGACTAAATGAAACAATCGAAAATTTAATGCAAATTACAGGTAAAACAGGTGATAAAGCTGCTGTACGGGCGATTAAGGGGTGCGCATATGAGGTCCAGCAGGCGTTAAAAAAATACGGGCAAAGAGGAGCTAATTCGCTCTGGAAACGTTCGAATCCTCATACTCCTGTTTTGCGCAATAATCCAGCAGGCCACAAAAAGACAAAGTCTAAACATTACAAAAGAGGTGCATGTAAAGGACAGGTTATACCTAAAACCAATAAAAAAACATT